GAATGTTCCGCGTGGTGGGCACGTTGCAGGTTGACGAGAAACGCGAACGGTTAAACATCGTTGCCAAGGAATTAGAGGAATGGGGAACGGGTCATAATGTCGATTGACGCCACAGTTGAAGTCAAGAATTTCGAGAAGATCAGGATTCGTTTAAATACGTTTGGTAATACTTTACCTGATAAGTTGTTGGATGAATTGGAGAATAGCGCAAACAAACTGCGAAACCGTATTATTCTTTCCATTCAACATACAGCAACAGATTCGACACGGAAGTATGTTCGCCAAAAAGGGCGTAAATTAAAAAGTGGCAAATGGAGTAAAAGTAGGAAATATCATCAAGCATCGAAACCAGGATCACCGCCCGCACGTGATACGGGGGCTATGTTAGCTTCGATTCGTGTGCATTCAAAAATAAGAAAAGGCACATCAGAGATTCGTGTGGGTTCATGGTTGGGTGTGAAACGAACTAAAAAGGGTAGAACGGCAAACACGAAAAAAGGATACCCTGCGATGTTGGAAGAGGGCACAAAATACATGGCGGCTCGTCCTTGGTTGGAACCGGCAAAAGAAAAGCATTGGCCGCGAATTAAACGGCGGCTCAGTGAAATCATGGGGCAGGAAATTAAGAGGGCAACGAGGGGCGTATGAAACTCGGACTCATATCATTGAAAATACGACAAGCCGAAACGCGGTTTAAGGATCATGTTTCCGGTGTTGCCGAATTGCAGCGTATCATAGATCAAGAGGACGGCCATACGATCAATAAGGATACGCTCTTTGTCGTCACCCTTGGCGATAACGCTTCACAGAATACTCTTGACCAGGGCATCAACCAAAAGGTTAGCGAATCGTTCGCTGTTATTGCTGCTGTTGCTAATGACGGGCGGTATAGCGATCGTTCCGGTATCGACGCAATCGACCTGATGCACGATGTAAGGGATGAACTGTGGGGCGCGTTGCTCGGTTGGGAATGGCCTGATGCGTCGGGCAAGGGTCGCGAAACGTCACAGGTATCGTATACAGGCGCGGCAGTCATTAGCGTTGATCATGCGTGGGTGTGGATGGAATTCGACTTTGCCGCCGACTTGCGTATATCGAATGATGACGGTGTGCAGGAACCGGCAGCGGAGCAGTTCCTTCGCGCTTACGCTCAATTGAAGGATGATGATTTGCCGCTGAAAGCCGGAACTGCATTACCGCTTGACGATGACGATGTGATGGGCGAAGCGCGGGCAGAATTGGACGCTGTGTTTTCGTTCAGCACGTTGCCAATGCATGTGTCGAGCATTCGGAATATCAGTTACGGCGACGGCGAGATTTACGGCGACATCGGCGCGGATACCGGGTATGCGTGGTTTGATGATGAGGTTACGGCGAATCAGTTTGCGCGATTTGCTGCGCTGACACCGACTGCGAAGTATGCGCTAGTGGTCACCGATTCGGCGGGACTTACTGCGCGTGGTTACATCGGGCGTAACCTGGGTGAGGCGGTGTTGAGTGGAACGGAATTACTTACTGATGATGCTGGTTTTGAAACATGGACAGCAGATGGCCCCGCTCCCGCAGGTAATCTAACATATTGGAGTGAGGATAACATAAATGCGACTACTCGTTTGCTGAGTAAAGAAACAACTATAATTGAACCGAACAGTGGCGCGGCATCGGCAAAGTTACAAGCAGTCGGTAATGACGGCACTCTGCTTGGTGTAAATAAAGGAGCAACAGGTCTATTGAATGGTAGGTATCGTATTGTGGTTTGGAAATACATCACCGTCATTGCCGGTGGGGCAGAAGATGTTCGCATCCAATACAACGGGGCATGGAGTTCTCTTTCTAATATAACTTATTTGACTACTGATTCCGATTGGGTTGAGGTTGTGGGCGAAATTAATGCGACGAGTTCTGCAAGCAGCAGTATTGGTTTGCTGGGGACAGGGACAACTGCTGCTGCAACTTTTTACTTTGATAGTGCTTCAATTAAGCGTGTTACTTCACAAGGATTAGCGATCAAGGCCGTTCCGGAGGGTGACGATTCGCGTGGTTGGGAAAACATCGAAACCGGATTCGATGCTACGGATATAACAACTTATGCGGTCTATCCCGTATAACTTTAAAAGGAGAAATAAGATGAAAGATGTTTTCGTTAAACCCGCTCCCGGCCTTACGGTTCGAGATCCGGGTGATTATTCGGCGCTGCCTGTGACGGGTGCATATAAGCCGAAAAATACTTATTGGATTCGCAGGCTGCGGGATGGTGACGTGATGGAAACGCGCCCGCCCACGAGGCCGAAACCTGCACCTCCTACCGGAGAGGGAGCAAAGAAGGGAGGTCGGGCTAATGGCTGAAATATCTTTTAATCAGGTTCCGCTTGATACCAGAACCGTAGGCGCGTATGGTGAGATCGACAATTCCCGCTCGGTGCAGGGGTTGGTGCAGAATCCGCATACAGCGTTGATTACGGCGCACGGTAACACGGGCGCGGGCACGGTGGGCGAGAATGTCAAGGTGCAGATCAGCCGTGACAACCTTGCCAACGGTTTCTTTGGCACGGGTTCACCTTGCGCGAATATGTGTAACGCTTTTATCAAGGCGAATCCGCTCACCGAACTGTGGGCGGTTCGTGCATCTAACGTTACTGCGGGTGCTGTTGCGGAAACCGCGCTGGACTTTTCCACGCCGGTTCTTGGTAACTCGGTTGAGGCGTCTACTATCGGCACTATGAAGTGGCATATCAACGGCACAAAGGTTGACATTCCACTGACTAGCGGTATGTCGGGCGTTGATATGGGTTCGGCGCTTTACACTAAGTTGAATACTGCTGAGTTCTCGCACACGGGCGTGCGTATTTCGCATAACGTTTCCGCGATTGGTGTTGGGTTTGATATTGCGTCGTTTGCTGTTGTCGCTGTTTATCAGGGCAGCGTCGGTAATGATATCGATATTCGCCTTAATTACTACGAAGGCGAATCGCTGCCGACGGTGTTTTCTGCTTCTGCTGCGTCGATTATCACTAACTCGATGACGGGCGGTTCCGGTGCGCCGGATCTTGACAACGTGTGGGCGGTGATCAGTAACGATAACTTCGAATATATCATCCAGCCGTATGACGACGCTACCACGCTGCTTTCGGTTGAGACTGAAGCCACCGCACGCGAAGACGCGATGATTGACAAACTGGTTAACTGTTTCGTTGGTTCGCGTGGGTCTAACTCGGTGTTGACCACGTTGGGCAACACGCGCAACAGTGAGTTTAACACCATTATCGGTGCATTTGATTCGCCCACTCACCCGATGGATTGGGGTGCTGCTCTCGGTGGAATTGCAGCGCGGTATCTAAACAACGATCCCGCCCGTCCGATTCAGTCGCTTATTTTGCCGGGTATCCTGCCGCCGCCTAGTGATAATCAGTTCACTCGGTCGGAGCGGAATATCCTGCTGTATGACGGCATAGCGACATGGACCGAGGTTGGCGGCAAGGTTTATATCGAGCGATGCGTGACCACGTATCAGACAAACGCGCTCAGTATTCCTGACCCGTCGTATCTCGATATTGAAACGCTTGCAACGTTGCGTGAAATCCGCTTCCAGTGGGTTGCGCGAATGTCGAATCGGTTCCTGGTGCAGCGGTTCAAGTTGGCTGACGATACGTTCCCGACTCAGCCGGGTTCGAAGGTTGCAACACCGAAACTTGTTCGGGAGGAAACGGTTGCCCTGTTCACTCAGTTGCGTGACCGTGGGCTGATCGAAAACCTTGAAGAGTTCGTGGACAACCTCATCGTGCAGCGTAACAGTTCGGATCGTAACCGCGTTGATTGCTTGCTGCCGAATGACAATGTTAATCAGTTCCGCATGATTGCTGGACAGTTCCAGTTTATCCTTTAGAAAGGGAGGTGGGTTAAATGCCTAAAATTGTAGGTAGAGTTCAGATTTTCGCTAATGGCCTGCTCCTGCTCAATAAGGAGGGTGCAAAGGCAATTAACATCGGTGAGTTCGGTAAACCGCCGCTTGAGAGGGAAGCGGTAATGGGTGACGGTGGCAGTCATGGTTTCAAGGAAACGCCGGTTATGGCGTCGCTTGAAGTAACCGTTACCGACCGTGAAGACGTTGCTATTGGCACGTTGCTGGCGATGAATGAAGACGGCACTATCGTTTTCCGTTCGCACGGTGGTGGGAAGTCGTATGTGATGGAGCAGGCGACGAGTTCGGGGACCGCCGAGGTTACTGCTGGTGAGGGTGAAACCCCGCTAGTGTTTTTCGGTGAGAAGTGGACGGAGATGGTTAGTTAATTTGTGCCTGTCACGGTGGTTTCTAGCACTCTGCTATTCTTCCGAAGGGAATCACCGTGGCGGGCTTGTGAGGGCGTTCTAGAGGTATTCTACAGACCGGGAGGGAAGGACAAATGGGCGAGTCAAAGACACTGAAGTTGAAACACCCGATCCAGGCGACAATTCATGGAGAGGGCACAAAGGAGTGGGGCGAACTTGAGTTCCCCACACGGTTCAAGCTGAAGCATATGCGGGCGTTTCCGAAAGGGTTTATGACGGCTATGCAGAAGTATGCCGAGGCGGTGGAAGCGGCGAAAACCGCTAATGAACCGCCGCCGGACTCGCCGGAAGAGATGAACCTGACGCTAATGGACATGAGCCCGATTGTGGCGAAGTTGACCGGTGTGCCGGAAGAGGCGATTGACGAACTGGATCAGGACGATTGGGAACCGGTATCGGTGGCGACTATGGGTTTTTTCGACTCACTCCAGCAGGAAACTGGCGAATCCTCGTCTGGAGAGTAACGCGGACGTTTCGGTTTACGGTGGATGAATTGGATGAGATGTATATCGACGGTGCGGGTGGAGTGGATACGGATGATATACACGACTTAATGTTTTGGTGTAAAGGGATTGACGATGTTATGGAATGGGAGAAACCGAAAGGTAATTAATGGCTGCTAGCGATAAATTTTCATTAGCGATTGTCTTTAAGGTGCTGGACAAGGCGTCAGGACCGCTTGTAAAAGTTGGTCGTAAATTCAAATCGTTAAGGACGCCTGTTCTTCAGGTCAAGCGTTCACTTCGTGCGCTTGCCACTGATCCGTCATGGGCAAATTTACGTAGGCAAGCATCAAGGGTTAATAAATCATTTGTTAAAACGTTTGCTGTTATGGGCGCAGGGATTTCTAGGATCAACGCACGTATTAAGACGGTAGGTGCGTCATTGCGTATGGCGGCTTTGCCTCTTCTTGCTATCGGTGGATTTGCTATTCGTTCTGCTGTTCGATTCCAATCCGCTATGAACATGGTTGGTGCGGTTGCTAACGCTACCGGCAAAGAGTTTGATCGTCTTCAAACGCAGGCGATGGACTTGGGGCGCACCACTCAATTTACGGCAGTTCAAGCTGCGCAGGGAATGCAGTTCCTCGCAATGGCGGGATTGCGGACTAATGAAATTGTTGGTGCTATGCCGCGTGTGCTTGAACTTGCTGCATCGGCGCAAATGGATTTGGGGCAGTCGGCTAATATCGTTACCAATATCATGAAGGGTTTTGGTTTGGAAACGAAAGACCTTGCCCGTGTTAATGATGTGTTGGTGAATGCGTTTACTAATAGCAATGTTGATCTGGCAATGCTTGGTCAAACTATGAAATTCGTTGGCCCGGTTATGAAGTCAATGGGCCAGGATTTGGAAACCGCTGCTGCTACTGCGGGTATGTTGGGTAACGCGGGTATTCAGGGCAGTATGGCGGGAACGTCAATGCGCCAGGGCATGTTGAGTCTTGCTAGTCCGACGAAAAAAGCAACGAAATTGATGAAGAAACATGGCGTCCAGATATTTAGAATGAAGGACGGCACACTTGATCTAATCAAGACGTTGAAGGGATTTAAGAAAGCGGGATTCGGGATTGAGGATATTGCGAAGATCGTTGATAAACGCGCAGCGCCCGCGTTTCAGGTGTTAATGGATAGTATTGATTTTCTTCCTGACTTCATTGAGAAATTACGCACAACGGGGACTGCTGCACGTGTTGCCGAGGCACAGATGAAGGGGTTGCCCGGTGCGTTCCGTGCGTTGAAATCGGCGTGGGAGGGTTTGTCGATTTCGATGGTGAAGGGTGATGTTAGTGGTGGTTTGGGTAATCTTGTTTGGGGCATGACTGATTTCCTTCGAAAGTCATCTGAAGCAGATTCGTGGTTGGTGAAATTGGGCGAATCAATAAGGGGTGTAGTAAATACTGAAGACCCTATTATCGCATGGGCATTAGCAGTGGGGACAGCACTCGTGGCACTTAATACAACGTTAGGCAAAACAGCATTGGCATTCATTGTTATTATTGCGGGTGTTCAGACATTAGCGGCGTCAAGAAGGAATTTAGATATTTTGGCCGCAGGGAAAAAAGCGGAAGCACTTGGTATTCAGATAGAGGCTGCTGAGAAAAAAGGATCTGATAAGGTTGAGGTATTTACCGGGAAATTTGATGTTGCTGGGCAGGCAATAATGGAAACCACCCCGTTATTTGATGCTCGTAGAAGAAAACGGGAAGCAGAAAAGTTAGCGGCAGAGGATTTAGTGAATGTGTTTGATACACCATTCGGGCGAACAGCAATTAAACTGTTTGAAACATTTGGTGAGATACAAGCAAGAGTTCCAAGCGAGTCGGGTGGACGTGGCGGGGAAATCACAACTGGCAGTGAACAAAGCGTATTCGGTTTTACGGGGCAGACGCGGGGAGTTCCTGAGTTAGCCCGCACCGGTCCATCCAGCGCAAGTGAATTGGTTGTGCGATTGAGCGCGGGATTAGAGGGGCGATTGGACAAGGCACTGGCAGCGTTAAATGTGACCGTTGAGGAAGAGGGTGAAGCATCCTTTGCCGGTGCATACAATGCGGAGTAATAAATGAGTTGGCGTGACTATCTACAACCTGCAAGTTTTCGTGGTGCGCCGTTCGGCGTGATTGACATTGCCGAAAGCAGCGGCAGAAAGAACGCGCTGCATGATTATCCGTTTAACGACGAACCGTGGATGGAGGATTTCGGCGTTGCCACCCGTAACTTTAACGTGCGCGGGTTCGTGGTGCAGAACGCGGGTAATGATCACGACTACCGTGCCGAACGCGATGCACTGGTTGAGGCGTTAACGACTGAGGGCAGCGGCACACTCGTTCATCCGACTCTCGGTGAGATTGAAGTTGCCCTGCGCCGTAACTACACCACGCGTGAACGGTTCGGCAGGCAAGAGGGCGTGGTTGAGTTCACTATGTCCTTCGTGCGCGTGGGCCTGCCCGCGCAACCGTCAACCACTGAATCCACTACGGGCGAAGCAACATCTGCGATTCGTGATTTGATTGATGATCTGATGGACGCATATACGGACGCGGCTAATTACGCGGCATCGTTTTTGACCGAGGGTGCGCTATCCGACATCCTGCAAATGATCCTTGTCACACGTTCATTCGTCAGTGGTGTTGGCGGCACGGCAACCGCTGGAATGGACGAAGCGTTTAGCCGTTTAGACGATCTCACTGCCGGTATGGAAGATGCGGTTTACACGATAGACCAGGGGGCGCAGCAGATCGCGGATGTGTTCAACGTGTTTGATGATCTCGTAACCGGTGGCGGTGGCTCCGAGGTGGTGGACGCGGCGTTGAATATGATGGACTTTGGTATCACCGACCTTGAAACGATACCCGGCCCGTCAACAGCAACGTCTTATGATATACGGCAGGGCAACCGCGCCGCGCTGATCGACCTTACGCGTGGGTGCGCCCTCGCGCACGGGATACAGGCGGCGGTTGATGTTGACTTCCTGCGGCGTGACGAAGTGGAGTCAACCGTGGATGCGTTGAATCTGGCACTTGATAACGCTATGGCATCGGCGGCGGGTGACGATCCTGATGAGGATGCAATTGTCGCTTCCACGTCCACCGGCGCAACGTATAATGATGAGATTTTCGAAGACTTGACCGCGCTCCGTCCGGTGCTAATGAATGTGCTGCGTGACAAGTCGGCAACCGCCACACGCGGGAAAAGCATATTGATCCCGCCGGGGTTACCCACTTCGACTCTGACGCTGGCATGGAAGGTTTACGCCGATGCAGAACGCGGTGATGAGATATTGAATCGTAATCGTGCGAAGATTAAACACCCTGGATTTTTACCACCGGGTGAAACCATAGAGGTTGTGTTAGATGAGTGACGGCCCTATCCTTCGCGTTAGCGGTGTGCCCTATCAGGGGTGGGAACTGCTGCGCGTCAATAAATCGCTTGATCAGATTTGCGGCACGTTTCAGGCGCAGATCAGTGATAGATTGACTGAGGGTGGGGATGAAGCGGTTGAGCGGTGGCCGATTAAACGCAACGCACCATGCACGATTGAAACGTCATCCGGTGAGGTGCTGCTGACGGCATACGCGGAAACGATCACCCCCGCGTATAACGGGCGGCAACATACTATCATGATCAGTGGGCGCGGCATAACGTGTGACCTTGTG